CCGGCGCAGCCCGCCGGTGCGTTGCAGGAGCGAACCAACCCCGTCGTCAAATTTCCGTTCGGACCATTCTTTTTCGTCGAAGAAGGCTTTCCGCTCGAAATTCCGGTCAAATTCCTCGTCAAACTCGACTTTGATGTCCTCTATTGACCGGTCGATGACTTCTTTCTTAAAATCTCCGTCCATAGGATTGGGTTTTAAATTATTAGTTGTATATTTGCAGTGAAAAGCGAGTGAATTGTGTGGGCTAAGCTGGTCAAGAACCTAAGGGGTCGCCGATTTATTCGCTTTTTATTTTGTCCGTTACCGAATACAGAAAACGATCATACTTTTTCTTGCCGTCCCTGTTTTCAAATTCGGCTTCGGCCACATTCAGATATACCGTTTTACCGTTAATCTCTCCTTTCAAATAAAAGAACCGTTTTACCTTATCTTTTCGTGCGTGACTTAATCTGTCAGACGTACTGACATAAACAGACTGTTTCAATACGTTGTCCAGATGTGCCAAATCGTCCGGTTTTAATACGGACGACCGCCCGAAGGTATCACTGTATAAGTGCTTATTTCCTTCTTTGGTAAATCCGATGCTTTTCTTTACCCCGTCTATCTCCAGTACGACCTTCTTTTTCAGAAGCGGCTGCATTTCCCGAAGATAGTGCTTCCGTTCGATGGCCGCCTGCGATTTGGCAATGTCCCCGGCGCATTCCCGGATAATCGGGCAGGCGGCGCAAAGTTCGTTGCTTGGAATCTTGGCCAGTCCCAGCCCATTCTTTTTACAGGTGGTGCACTTCCTGATCGTGTAAGAATTGTAAGCCGGGTAAGCCGCCCGCTGTTTGCCGGGGTTAAACCGGAACATCTCGGCATATTTGCCCTCGGTCGCCTTGTCCCCGGCTTTCATGGCCGCGTCGCTATCGGTGGCCGGGTATTTGGCAGCTCGTACCTTTTGGACGGTACAACGGCAGTTAAAACCATTCGGCGGATAATACTTGTCCCAAAACGGATCGGAAGGCGGCAAAGTTATACCGTTCAGTTCCCGGTGCGCCGGGCGAACCTTCTTATCACCGGCGGTACGGTACTGGAGCAAATAACGACCGTCCCCGTCGTCTTGTTGCTCTTCCCATTTGGCTGCCATTTCCGCACTCTGTACTGTGAAATTGTATTCCGTCTTCAAATAGTGCCTGTTGTAAGCGTCATTAATCTTCTGAACGTCGTTTGAAAAGCGTTCAAACGGTTTTAAATCGCCGTTTTCATCCAACAACAGGTTTGCTGCCTCCTTCATTTCATGAAAGGTTTTGAATCCGGAGAACACACCGGCACTTTCCCGAAGGCTGGAGACCATCGCTTCCGATGGCGATTCCTGTACAACGCCCCGCTTGATGCCTTTGGAAAGGTAAGCGGCGGTTTCTTCAATCAGCCGGCGGACCGGTTTTTCTTTTAGCATACCCGCCCCGAAGATTCTTTTCCCGTGTAGCCATTTCATCGCCTTTTCGAAGGCGGATTCAATGGCGGACGTGTCCGGGTAATCGTCGGCGGCTAATTGCAAATTACCTTCCTGATATAACAGGTTTATCCTTTCGTGCAGCCCCGCATAATCGGCGGGGCCTAATCGAAAAAAGGACGTGCCAGCCCAACGGAAGTGTCCGGAACCGCCTTTTTGCCGGTAATGGGCACGCCGTACTTGTCGATAAGGTATTTGGGATCGACTTCGAACCGGTCAAGAATCATCTTTTCGTATTCCAACTGCTGTTCCGGGGTGTAGTCCACGCTGTCGTCCCACTTGAAGTGCAGCCCTTTTACCGGAAAGCCGTGCTTTACCATGCGCGGCAGAAGCTGGTCGTTTACGATGTCTTTCACGAGGTCGGCGTCTTTTTCGACCACGTTCTCGAATACTTCCAAATGGACTTCCGACTGTGAAAGGCTGCTTCCGTTGTCGATGGTCATCGTCTGGTTCAGGATACCTTTTGACAGTTCAGAGTTGGCGCGATCAATACGCTTGTCATAGACATTGAAAGCGTCGCCCCGTGTTGTTTCCTTGATGTCAATGTCTGTTCCGTCCGGGAACAACCCCCAGGCGGCCGCCCCCATCGAAGAAAGCATGTTTTCTATCTGGCCCCGGTCTTTCGGGTCGCGTGCCGTCGTTTTGGCGATACGGATGGGCATCCCGAATATTTCCCCGAATTGGTCCCAATAGGCCAGCATATTCTTTTTGGGGATGGTCTGTGTGGCAGCTTTCAGGTATAAGCCCAAATCTTTGGGTTTCCCTGCTTCCACCACCCAGTCGGCCATCGGGCCTTCCCGGTAGGGTACACCTATTCTCCATTCGTCGCCCTGTTCCCGGACGATCACGCCGTATTCCGGTATCACGTGTTTGCGGTTGACCAGTTCCACACCCATATAGCGCATTTCCCCATCAATGCTCACCACGTCTCCCAACTGGATAAGCGAATGACCCCAGTATCGGGAATCCAAGATATAACCGACCAGATCCTTGAACCATACCGCTTCAAAAAGCCGGGTGACATCGTCGTTCTGTTTCCCTTTGACATCTACCAATTTGAAGCCTTTCTTCTGGACGAACCCTTTGCGCTGGTTCACACAACCGCAAAGATGCAGGTCCACTTCCACATCGCGGTAAATATCATACAACCGTTCCCGGCGCGGGTTTTCGATGTCTATAGCCTGCTGCCATGCCTGACGCCAGGAACGCATGTCCTTTTGCGTCAAGGCTTCGGCCTGTAGTTTCAGTTCGACCGTCAGCGACTGGAGCCGTCGGCGGTCTTTCGCCGATGCCAGGTTGAACCCGCCAATCTTCATGCCGGGATTATATTTGTTCCTTTTTGTCATAATCTACCATATATAAGTATTCTGTATTCCGGAACCCCACTTGACGGGGTTGTTCACGTCTTCCTCACCATCTTCGCCGGTTACGGTAGGAAGGTCGGGGATTATCTTGCCGGCCTGTACACCCTCCAGCCATTTCAGGGCAAGTTCGTAACGCTCTTTCCTTATTTCGTGTCCCATCTTGTTAGGCAGCCATGCGGAAAGATGGTACAAGGCCACGTCCGAGGTACGGAGTACGATAATGTCGTTCCGTTCGCTCCCGGTGGCAGCGAAAATCTTTTTCACATCGTACCGGCTCCGTAAATAACCGGACACTTCCTCTATAGCCATCCGTTCGGCGGTTTCCCGTTTTTCTTCCGAGCATTGTTGCAATACATTCAGCGCGGTATTGCTGGCCACGATATAATCTTCTTCTGTCAGGAACATAGGCTTATCCGGTTATAAGGATTGCACGTTTTTCAAGGTCTTGAATAGTCGTACCCTTTCGGAACTTGCGCTGTGCGATCATCTTTTTCAGTTCCTGTTTGGAAAATACTTTCGGTACGCCGGCCACCAATAAAACAAGGTATTTCCGGCGGCTCGCTTTGGATAGTTCGTCGGCCAATCTGATGGCTCGCTTGATCCTGTAATTCAGGATAAAATCTTTAATAAACTGTTTCATGTCTTACCACATATTTTTAGGAGACCGGCGTGTGCCGATACTCGGTTTAAACTTCTGCACTCTTGAATGTTTCTGCAATACATAGATTGCCCCTTCGTCCGCATCGGGACCATCGTCGTGCGTGCTGCTTCCTTTTTCAATGGAAAGCGTCTGTTCGATACCGGTTAGCATATCCGGGTCATTCTGTAAATCCTCATTATAAAAGACAAAGTTTCGTTCCCAAAGCGGCGATATCGATTCAATACGCTGAAACTTGTCCGGCTTCTTACGTTTGTCGGCCTGTATGGGTAACTGGTAGCCACG